GAGTAAAACCGACTGGCAACTTAGGCAAGACCTTTGTACTACAGAAAATAAATATTACCGGATTGTCCCAAATTATGATAAGTATGGTGAAGACATGCTTGAAGTTGAAGTTTATGTAGGAGTAAAGAAAACTCCTAAAGGCATGTGGATTATCCGTAAGGACTGGATTGATTATGTAGATCAGAAGTGGGTTAATAAGCGATTTATTTTAGATTCAAGTTGGGTTAAGAAGCGATTTATTTTAGATTCAAGTAAAAAGAAATATGCCTATCCTACTGTTCAAGGGGCTGTAAATAACTTTATTAAACGAAAAATTAAACAGCTAAGTATTCTAGAAAGTCAATTAAACGATACTAAGTACCAACTTGAACTTGCTGAATATATGAATAGTAAGGATATTTAAGTTGACAACCAACGAAATGCAACCAGTAGTTAAAGTAGTTATCAAAGCACACGAACTTGCACATATCACAGCAGAGCAAGAAAGTATGTATGTTGCCGCTAGACTAAGAGCCGCAAGAGTCCCTGTGCTCGGTATGTTTGAATTCAAAGGCGTTGAGTACGGAAAGATTGTGAGTTATACTGACATTGAAACTGGTGATAAGGTTATACTTTGGAGAGATAGCTAGTATGCCTGTACTTAAAACATGTAATAATTGCAAGCACTACAATGACATTGGTAATCTCTGTGTCAGAGGTAAAGAGCTGTCTGGGTATGACCCAGTCACCGGAAATGAAGAGTTTAAATATAAAGTTCTAAGATCTGCTAGGGAGGAACGGAGTAGTATTCTTCCTTGGCATTGCGGAAAGAATGGAAGGTATTTTAAGGAGGTTACTAATGCGTAAAATGGCAAGTATTCGTAAAATCAGTAAGATTGCACCGATTGAAGGTGCAGAGTTTATTGAAGTGGCTGAAGTAGATGGTTGGCGAGTAGTGGTAAAGAAGGGAGAATACCAAGAGAACACCTTGGTCATATTCTGTGAGATTGATTCATTTGTACCAAATAGTATTGCACCATTCCTGACTCCACCTGATAAATTTCCAAAGGAATATCTTGGTGTAAAGGGTGAAAGGTTGAAAAGTAAGAAACTTCGTGGCGTTCTTAGCCAGGGGTTGATTCTCCCTTTAAATATCCTTCCACAAAACGATCTTGAATGGACAGACCCTGTTGGTGTTGATGTATCGGAACTTCTAGGTATTGTAAAGTATGATCCACCACTTCCTGCTCAACTAGCAGGTCAAGCTAAAGGTAACTTTCCTAGTCTTATACCTAAGACGCAGCAGGAACGAATTCAAAATATTAAGCTAGAGAATTACTACGGTGAATACGAGGTAACAGAAAAGCTTGAAGGTTCTAGCTGTACATTTTACCTTGACCAAGACGGCAACTTCGAGGCATGCTCTCGTAATCTATCATTGAAGGAAGACCCTAACAATTCTTTCTGGAAGGCTGCACTTGCTTACAGTATTCGTGAGAAAATGCAGGAGAATAACTTGCATGGTTACGCTATTCAAGGAGAACTTGTAGGGGAAGGAATTCAAGGAAATATCTACAATATCAAAGGTGTTGATTTCTACGTTTATGATGTGTATGATACCAAACAAGGTAAGTATTTAGAGCCACTTGCTCGCAGAAGTATGAGTGCTTCACTCAACCTGAAGCATGTACCAGTTATTGATCTTGCAAAATACATTCAAGATATGAGCAAAGATGACCTTCTACTTTATGCTGAGGGTAAGTCTGTGCTTAATCCTAAGCAAGAACGGGAAGGCTGTGTACTTAAAAGTATTAATGATCCGAGTAAGAGTTTTAAAATTGTATCAAACAGATACTTGACAGGAAGTAAACTATGATTCTATCATTGTATATTAAAACCCATAACATTACAGGATTAAATAATGAACTCTAAATCCTATAATCTTGATACTCGTGATGTTAAATCATTTAAAGTTATCTCTAACACTTGGTTACTAAAGAATGAATAAACTCTATAATGCAGAAGATCTAGTAGTCTGGCCGGATAACTCCTGGTGCTACCTAGAAGATCTCGAAGAATACCCTTGGAAGTCTGATGATTATACTGTAGTATCTGTGTATGATCCTAAGTATGATTATTATTTGAATTGTAATTTTCTTTATGATGAAGTTATGAAAGGATACACAAATGCCTAAGCACATTCATGCAGATCTTATGAAGCAATATGCAGAAGATGCAATGACTACAGATGAACCTTGGAAGCTTTGGGAGGCTTATGACGATATCTATTGATGATCCTATTGAGTATAATATTCCAGGATTTATCCGTTGGATTGGAGATACCGTAGAGGTTGAAATTGATTGAGAGCAACGCCTGAGTTGTGATGATTGTGCCGGATAAATTAAGGGAGGGTTGATATGGGCGTCTTCCTAAGACATGAAGCATGTGATTCTTGTGGATCATCTGATGGTAGAGCTATCTATAAGGATGGGTCGCACTATTGCTGGGTTTGTAATAAAGGTACTCTTTCAGAGGAGGCTAAACAATCCCTAAAAGAGAAACGTAAAGGAAAGGTAAAAGTTAAATCTATGAATGATACCAGTGAAGAAACACAGGTGGTAAAGAGTACTAAGCCCGTTATTACTGAAGAAAAAGCCAAGGAAATCAAGGAAGAAACAAGTATTCAAGGTAAAGGCTTCCGTGGATTGAAGGATGAATACACCAAGCAATTTGGGGTACGTTATAGCTATTCTGAAGAAACTGGTGAGGTGGTTGAGCAATACTATCCAGTTACGCAGGAAAATACACTCACTGGGTATAAAGTTAGAGAAGTACCTAAGAACTTTCGGAGTATTGGACGTACAGGTGCAGATTGTGAATTGTTTGGACAATTCAAGTTTAATCGTGGAGGAAAGTATCTTATTATCGTGGAAGGGGAGCTTGACAGCCTCAGCGCGTATCAGATGCTTGCTGAATACAATAAGAATCGTGGAAGTGATTATGAAATCGCAGTAGTATCTCCGACTACTGGTGCAAATTCGCAGAAACAAATTGCTGCACAGTACAAATTCTGCGATAGCTTTGAGCAAACTGTAATTTGTTACGATCAAGATAAGGCAGGGCAAGCTGCTGCAGAAAAGATTATCTCTAGCTTACCGAAGGGGAAAGTAAAGTTGATGAGTATGCGATACAAAGACCCTAATGAATACCTCATGAATGGTAAGCAAAAGGAATTTGTAAGCGATTTCTATAATGCCAAGACATACACTCCAGCGGGTGTAGTTGGTAGCGGAGAATTGTACGATAAGTTGCTTGAAAGTACTCAAGTAAAGAAAATCCCTTTACCTCCCTTCATGGCAAAACTTGATGAAATGCTTGGTTCTGTTGACCTTGGCACAATCGGGGTTATTGCAGCAGGGTCGGGCGCTGCAAAGACAACTGTAGCTAATGAACTAATTTACTATTGGCTGTTTAATTCACCTTATAAGGTAGGTGTTGTTAGCCTAGAACTCACTTGTGGGCAATATGCACAAGCAATGCTATCGCGTCACATTGAGAATAAGATTGCCAATATTAAAGACCCTGAAGAGAAGCTTAAATTCCTTGAGCGGGAATCTGTAAAACAGAAGGCAGATGAACTATTCAAAACACCAGATGGCCAAGATCGCTTCATGGTCATTGATGAACGCGATGGTAGCATTGAAGTCCTTCAGGACAAGATTGAAGAAATGGTCATCTCTTGTGGAGTCAAGGTTATAATTTTAGACCCAATTTCCGACTTATTGGACGGACTACCTCTTGATGCACAAGCAAACTTAATGAAGTGGCAGAAGTCTATTGTCAAAAACTATAATGTGACGTTTATCAACATTGCACACATTCGTAAGGGTAGTAGCAATAAGGAATCAGCGTCTACAGGTGCGTTTGTACCAGAGGAGGCAGTAATTGGGGCTTCACAACAAGTCAAATCAGCTAGTTGGGTAATAATGTTGCAACGAGACAAGTACAACGAGAATGACTATATCCGCAACTGTACTCACATCGTACTTACTAAAAACCGCAGTAATGGGGTAACAGGTAAGGCCGGGTCTATGTACTATTGCAATCAGACTCACCGCCTCTATGATTTTGATGCGTATTGTGAAGAACACGGGATTGATGTAGATTTTTAATTTACACTTGATTCTTTGTTGTAGCCGTGGTACAATGTCCTCCTCGATAATACTTGGAGGACATTTATGCAAAAGCTCTCGTTGCTAGACAAAGCTCATGCTCGTTTATTTACACTGCTAGACTTCATCAAAGATACTTTTGTCTACGATGAAAGCAGCCCTACTTGCTTAAAGTGGAAAAGTGAATATAGGAAAGGTCAAGGGGACTCAAAAGTTCGCAGAGTAAGTACTGTCGCTGGTGGACTATCCCCCGATAAGGAACGAAACGTCATTACAATTGACAAAGTTCCTTATTC